TGGTAAATTCATTGCCTGTACTGAAACGATATCGTTTGCTAATAATTTAGAGAATACACGTCTAACGATTGGGAAAACCACCGTTTCAAATGCACCTGTGTCAGATGTAGATGATGCTTCATTGATTAAGAATGATGCTTGGTTTTCGTATAATTGTGCTACGTTTTCTCTCATGTGACCTTTAAGACCTTCTAAAAAGCCTAATTTGTCCCATTTGTTGATTGTGTCTTCTTTGATAACTTTAAGGTGCTTAAGACCGATGTTACCGACAAGACCTGATTCTAATAATGCTCCCATTTTAGTATTTGTTTTGTTTTTAGTTTATTTTAGTTTATTTTAATTTGTTTCTTTTACCCTAATTTACCCATTAAATCTTTCATTCTTAAGAATTGAGGATTTTCATAAGTTTTTGATTCAATTAGAGTAGTTGATGAACCTGTAGTTACTGTTTTATTTAATTTAGCTCCTACTGATTCATTAATTGATTTTGTATCCACTTTAGATAATTCGTCTTTGATTGACTTGTAAAGATTTTTAGATTCTTTTAAAGTATCAACATCGTCAAATCTTCTTAGGATATTTATTTTTTCTTTTTTAGTAGTTGAGTGTTCTGTGAACAATCTTGTAGCGTAAGCTAAGTTTGAATTGAAGATTGCAACTTCATTAAGTTTTTCTCTGAAAACATTTAATGCTTTTCTGTATTCTTCATTCTTTTCTCTCAACATTCTAACTTCTTCTTGAGTAGATTCAGTTTTAACACCACCTTTACCATAAACATAGTTTCTGTTTGGAGTAATGCCTTTTCTTAATCCTCTACCTTCTTTAGAACCCATACCATAAGTTCTTGCCGCTTCTTTAGTTTCTCTTTTTTCAAAACCTGCGTCATCTCTACGAGCTTTAGTTGTCTTAAGGTCTTTTGAAGCAATCTTACCATACTTCATTGCCAACCTTTCGTCTTCTCTGTCTTTGTATCCTTGACCTTCTTTAGTTTCTGATTTCACAACTTTAGATTTACCCGCCATGTTAGCACCTTTTTTGTAATCAAATTTTGCTTTACCAGTACCAACAGATTTAGGACCTTGTTTCATGTCTTCTTTAAATCCACCTGTCGTTTTCTTGTAATCAAATTTAGGTTTACCCATACCAACACCTTTAGGTTTGTAGGTTTCATTAGTTAAATCATCCATGTAGTCTTCTTCAATATGGTCTTCTTCATACATTTCAGAATCATCATCTTCTTCATCCATTTCAGAATCATCATCTAATGTGATTTCGTAAACAACATCTTCGTCATCAGGTATATCTTTAGAATCTACATCTGACATATCTCCACTAAAAATAGCATCAATAACATCATCAACAGATTCATCAAACTCTCCATAATTAGACATCATATCATCTTCCATCATGTCATCAGACATCATATCATCTTCGTCATAAGACATCATTTCATCTTCAGATTCACCAAGTTTAACAAGATATTCTACATCAGCGTCGTTATCAGTTAAATAAACATTTTCACCGTCTTTTTTTACGATGATACCGTCATCTTCACCCATAGCTTTAAACACTTTCAAAATTTCTTCGTCAGAAGCGTCAGTTAAATCAATTGGAGTTTCGTCTGATTCCATATCAAAGTCCATTTCCATATCTTCAGATTCATCATCTGAGTCCATATCCATGTCCATGTCTACTTCATCATTATCAGCGGACATATCCATGTCAGCATCTAATTCAACCTCATCTTCATCGTCAGATTGCTCTGAAAGAGATTCTTTTACTAATTGGTTGATTTCTTCCTTCATGGTAGAAGCAAGTATTCCTTTTGCATTTTCGGCAATTGCTTCTTCAACTTGTTTCATTTGAATTAGCGCCTCTTGAACTAATTTGTTTTCTTTCATATAGAAAATCTATTTATTTTACTTAATAAATATTACCAAAAACCAAAAAATACCTCACCTTAGGTATGATATCTTTTATTTTTTAATGTTTTATGATTATGAACACCAAAAACAGGTGTTACAATATCAACATATAAATATGTACAAGCAAAAAAAAGTGGTCAATTACGACCACTTTTATTAAATCTTTTAAAAAATCAATTATTCAATAACCTCATCAATTTTACTTTCAGATACTGAAGTTATTCTCCAATCATGAGTGAACCCCTCATATTTTTTCGTAACCTTAGCTTCCACATCTGTAACAGAATAACCTCTTACAAGTTTTTCCTCTCTAATTTTTTTAATTTTACCACTGTTTTCATCAGGTAAATCATACTGAATTTTCGCAACAAAGAATTTTTCTTCCATAATTAAATTTTATTTTTTCAAATAATCGGTTAATTTTCTCATTAAGTCAACTCCTTTGGATTGAAATTCTGAATTTTCAGGTGATTTATACTTTTTTTCTTCTTCTAAGTTCTCTTCGTATTTATCTCTATCATTAGGATTAGTAAACAAATAAGCACCTGGTGTAGATGGTGATGATACCAAGTCAAAACAAATTAATTCAAAATCATCTTGTACTTCATTTCTCTCCCCAACTTTTTTCAAGGAACCTACTCCTCTTGAAGAAACTCCCATAGTAACACCTTGTCTCATCAAGTTTGCTGCTTGGTCTCCTTTAGTTGATACAATACCTCTCTCATGAAAACCTGGTGATGTTAATAATTTAAGTTTACCCATAAGGATATTCTTATCCCACCATATGTCTGTTATGATGTGTGAAACCCTATCCAAGTCAATTAGAGACGACTCAGGGTGATTAAGTTCTGAAGTTGATAAACCTTTATCAATTGCCTTTTTATAGTTCTCAGCTTCTCTTTTTAATATTCTTTCAGGATAAAATCTCCCGTTTCTGTTTGGTGTATTGTATTTCTGTAATACAGCATAGAACTCAAATGGGTTCCTATAATCTAAGTTGGCTGATTCTCTCAGTACATCCGCATTGCGAATATCTTTTGGGGAAACCCAACCCGCATCCGTCTCAATCAATATACCATGACCGACTTCGTTCGCTTCTAAAATTCTTAGTTGTTTCATCAATAGTTTTTAAGATAAATATATCAATGTTCTGACTTTATTTACTTTTGGAAATTGAAAAGTCAAAGTATTTGTTTTCAATTACATTATCTCTTACAATATTTCTTATTATTTTTTTTACAGATTCCTTGAGTTCGGGGGATTTGAAGTCAAATTCTTTTGTGGTGTATAAGTTAACTTCCAAGTTAAAAAATGATTTTTTTCCATGTGATATACCACTTGTTCTTAAATCTAAATCAACAATACTTTGTTCTTTGAATAGTTCAGCGTCAATAGAATTGAATACTGAATGTTTTATTTCTCTGCTGAGATTACATACTACACGATTCCAATTATCGTGGTCAAATTTTGGGGAAACCCATGATTGAATGTTTATGTATAACGATTTTAAATTTTTTGAATCTACAGTACCATATACAGATTTGATTGGACTATACAGATTTAACTTTACACTTTTTCCTTTTTTCATTAAATTTTATTAAATTTCATTATTGTCACGGTTTATTTCTTTGTAAAAAAATAGTACAAAAAACCCCCATAGTCAAAAATTTTTTAATAAATCGCGATATTTGTAATAATATGCTAATAGTAGACGTAAAAAAAGACGGAATAGAAAAGGCACTGAAAACCTTAAAATCTAAAGTTATCAAGACCAAACAAAATAAAATTTTATTTGAACGAAAAGAATTTGTGAAAAAATCTGTAGTACGAAGAGATGAAATATTAAAATCTATGTATGTTCAAAAAGTTAAAAGTTCTTTAGATTGATTCTTCTAAACTTTTTAATTTTAGAAAATTCAATTGGTCAAACTTTTCAACCTTTAATCTATCAATTGTCTCAGACAATTTTGTTCTCAATTCAAACTCTTCTTCTTTTTCTAAGATGATGTTAAGTTTGTTGATTGCACTTTCACGAATTGTTTCAAACTTATCTTCCAAAGATTTTGAATCTTCAGAAATCAATTGGAAAAATTCTTTTTTTGATGACTCATCAAGACCTTCAACATATTTGTTTAAATTTTGATTTGCAATACTAACCATTGTTTTCAAAGGAATTTGAATAGATTCTTTAATAGGTTCCTTTGTTGAAGTTAACACACTTGTAATATTCTTTTTAGAATTTACTCTTTCCAATAAATCCAATTTGTTTGTATACACTAACGAATCAATATCCGAATATTTGTTTACAACATTTTCCGATAATGATTTTGGTAGTTTAATTGTTGGTAATAATTTTTGAATTAAATGAATACCTTCTTCTAAAAAATCTTTA